TGTTGATACAACATTTGCGATTAATGTACCGTTAGTATCATCTGAAAGCCAATCTAGTATAATTTTTTTGTCTGAAAACTCTGTTACTGTCAATAATGATCCAGCCATTCAAAAAACCTCCTAACCCTCGCCAGGTAAAAAATAAACAGGCTCCGGGTCAACAGATGCCGTAGCACCTGTAATAATTTGATTCACCATTATTTTAAATATATTTGAATGATAATCAATTGTCTCAGGAGCAAATGCTTCTTGTGGCAATATATTTGATAATGAAATTACACTATAGGATATTATTCCGGCATGATATTCAGCAGGAATATCGTCTGTTGTTTCAGGGTTCGCAATATATTCGATTAAAATATCATTTTCAAAATCATATTTTCCTATAACAATATTCCGCTCTCTCGGATACCATACTGTTTTATTGTCAAGATTAATCTCTTGTGATTCCGCCTTGGTAATCCATCCAAAATTTGTTGCTTCTTTAAACATTTTCCCGCCAGAAACATAATCGCCATTACCTGTCGAACCGGACAATGAAAGAGTATCATCTGTTTTATTAATTACTTTCCACGTCCCATTTGCGGCGGTATTCCCTAAAACATCATGAACAACAATGATATCGCCGTTAGAAAAACCATGATGCGCTATGCTTGTTAACACAATCGGGCTTGCGTTTGTTGCACCTGTTATATCTTTTGCTGTTGTTTTCAAATCTCTTACAGTGAGGATAGAGGCACAATTATCCGGCCATGCGAATATATGTGTATCAGATGAAAGAGACTTCCGTTTAGTAAAAAAAGAAGGGGCGACCTCTTTTATTTTAAGACCAAAAAAAACAACACCATTAAAAACAATTTCATCAATCGCTGTATCATAAAGGGTTAAAGCGGTTGGTTCTTTTACACTTCTTTTTATTTGATCTTTAATTTCCAAAGGAGTCATTTTTGTTCCAATTTTGTTTTTATCGCCGACCACATTTGTTCAGGAGAAATTTTGGCCTGACATAATGCAACACCTGTTTCTTTATCTTGGATACACGGATTAAATCCAAAATTCATCCTGTGGCAAGGATAGCAACTACAATTTTTAGGTGTTAAACTGATACAATTCTCCCAGTGTTTTGATAAATTTTCTTTGGAAGAATGGCTTAAACAAATAATTTTAGCTACAGATTTCAATTGACCAACAGCATTTAAAACGCCGGTTTCGGGGCCAATAACAATATCCGCCCTTTCAGCAAAAGCCAATGTCTCCCTGATAGCCCATTTCCCACATGTTTTTATAACCCTTGGTTCGTTTTCCCACCCTGTTTCAAGCACCTGGCTTACCTCATCACCAGTCAAAACCACCTTACATTTTGTTGTAAGCAGAAGTCTCGCAATAATTTCATCAAGATACGGCCATGCCTTGTGGACTGAAGACCCGGACAACACCCACAAAATAATACAATCAGCATTAATTTTTTTATATTGTTTTTGAGCCCATGCTTTTTCTTTAACAGTTGCATAAAATTTTTGCTTGGGAGGCAAGGGAACTTGCGCTAATTTATGTAAAAATTCCAAATAATTGATATCTAACATCTCATGGCGTAAAGCATGTGGCCAGGAATAAGCTATACGACCAGGGATAGCTAGTAATGTTCCCTCAACACTCTCACTTAAATTGATAAGCTTATCAAATTTAGTAGCAAGATATTCCCAATATTCACCCAACTCATTGTTGGGCACCTGGTCTTTATCTTGTAAAAGAAAATCGTCAATGTGCGGATCGTTTTTAACAATATCATATCCAGACATGCTTGTATTAACAGTAATATGATACCCTTCTCCCTTTAACCCAGGGAGAATACTCGACATTTGTATCATGTCACCAAAACCGCCATACCTGACGACACAAGCAGTTTTTTGTGTCTTTATTGTATTTTTTTGTTTTTTATTTGAACGCTGAAAAATCTGAAAATGATAACCGTCTATCTGTTGATTAATAATTTCAACATAATCTTTATGATTAAGGCTTATATCTTTTTTTTGATACAAGACAAGATAGCCATTATCCTTAATAACCCTACACCATTCTTTTACGTTAACATTCTCGGTTTTGTATGCGACAATAAAATCTATTGCTTTTGTTGTAAATAATTTATGATTTTCATCAACAGTTAATGCAAAATGTTCGTAAAGCTTCGGTTGATCAGATATAATCTGAAGGCCGCAGCCTCTTGTATATGGAACAATATCATACCGGAAATTGTTTTTATTCATCGTTTCCTTTTTGCAGGGGTTCTATTAGACGTTGGTTTTTCCTGGTTAATTATTTCTTCACCAGCAGCATCAAAAAATTTCCCGTCCTGTTCATACACGTGATCAGATACTCCGATAACTTGTCCGTATGGACGGTTTTTATCTATCTTTCCCATGTTCTACCTCTCCCAAGAAAGCCACCTTTTAATTCTTCTTTGTCATTCCATTGGAGTTCCCAAGGCTCCATACTTTCTTCCCGAATCATCGCAGGGCCTCGACCATCTGTGAAACCCCTATTGATATCTTTTTTTGTGGCGCCATAATTTTCAATATATTTCATAATTAACAATGCCTCCTAAAAAGAGGGCGGGAGCTTCACACCTCCGCCCCAAGGTAAATTATTTCCAAATTTCAAAATCCAACTGGGGATGGCCTTTACCTGCTGCTGTTCCGCTGTCGGTTCCGTTCGTCAATGTAACCTTAATCAAACTATCTGTCGGAATAGGTTCAGCAAGAATAACGGCATCTGTATCATCTGAAATATCAAAAAAATCCAAATCGGCAGTTCCATCAGGGATAACCAGCTTCCCGTAGGCATCCGGATCTGATGTTGTACCGCATTGAATATCAGCGCTGGTCGTATCATCTGCAAATGTTTCCGTTACAGATACTCCAATATTAAGCAATCTCCCGGTGTAACCAGGCGGAAGCCTGAACTGTAGAACTTCCGCTGCCCCACCGCCAAAATCAAACTCGTTTAAAGTTTTTGAAAAAACCTTTACATCATCATACATAATAAAACTCTCTTTCGTGTTATATATTAACTAGCGCTATCCCATTTTATGATTCTTGCCTGAGCTGCATCCGTGTGAATAAGACCAAATCCACCAAGATAATACCATGCTATGCCTCTACTTCTGCCATAGTCAGTTGGTATTTTCCCTCTCATTTCTTCAGGTACAGCAATAGCCTCAGCGACCGTATCCTGCCCGAAGAAAAATACCCAATCAGATTTGGCATTATCCCAGAGATCCGCAACGGCTGGTGTCCATGTGGTAGAATCAGCAGCTCCCCCCTTCTGGATGTGTGTTTGTTCTACAAACCGGCAATTTTCATAACGGCCTATCTCACCATTCATGATAAGCTGAAAACCTTCAGTTGTATACTGATGAACACTTTCCAACTCATTTTTTAACGTTCTGAACGTAGATGGCCATGCAAGAGCGTAATAATCATCATTAACATACGGCATGATATTGCGCTCTTTCATGACATCCGTAATAAGACCTATATGCGTTTTCTCTAAAGCAACGTTATTGGTTACAGTTGCCGTTCCATCTGTGGTTAAAGTTATTGCCGCTGTTGAGGTTCCGCCAGTTGGTACAACCCGAACAGGAGTAGCATTAAACTGTGTATATGCAAGAATATCAAAAGCTTTTTTTGCATCATGCTTTACAACTTTATTGATAATTTCTTTTACAGGATGTTCTGACAAATTATCAAGCTTCCCTGTATAAGGAACAGAATTGCCGGCTTCCGTTATGGTCAGTGTACCCTGTGTAATAGTAAAGTTGGTCTCCGGCATTGTGTTTGTTTCAATCAACGTTGTCCCCTGGGTTGTCACATCGCTATAGATATCCCAATGATAAACATCCCCGTCTTTTTTTCCTTGCTGCGATGCGTCTTTTGCGTCACAAAATTGCCGCCATTTTACAAGCGGCTGCAAAGCATACCTTAGTTTTTTTGATAGATTTTTGGCGGACATATACCCGCCAAGATTGTTCACTGCCCATACTTGTCCAGACATAATTTTTACCTTTCTAAGCCTGACCTCGGACTTTCCGCATTTCTGCTATTATTTCGCTCGCGGTTTGTTCTTCAGGCTTTTTATTTTGATTGTTTTTTAAATTTGCGCTTTTTGCCTCGTTAACGGCGGCTTTTTTACGTTCTCTTCTTTCAGCCAGTTCGTCTTTTTGCTCGGGTTGAAAAGACTTCACCCAATCCCTAACCTCCTGGCATGCTTTTTTACACAATTTCCATGTGTATGGTTGCCCTGTTGCCATGGCGTTTTCAATGGCATGGTTAGCTATAGCAACCAAATTAGGGTCTTCGCATAAATCACCAAACCCGCCTTCTTCAGGTGGGGCTTGTAATTTTTCATTAATTTGTTCAATGCGAAGTTCTTCCCTGATTTCATTTTTAATTGCTTCTGGAGATATCGCTTGTGATTGTGCTATTTGCAATATCTCTTCAATTGCAGCCGCCGCCTCTTCTTCATCTCCGTATTGGATAGCTTCTGTCAGCTCTTTAATTTTCTCTGGTTTAGCGTCTTCTACGGAAGATTTTTCCTCATCCTTCTTTTCTTCGGGTAAAGGAGTTTTTTCTTGTGCTTCTCGCAAAAGCCGTGTGGCTTCTTCCAGTCTTTTGTCGGCGGCGGATTCTTTTTGTAACGTTCTTTTCCCAGCATCAATAATTTCAGATACAGGGACTTCCATTTTCTGGCCGTCTACAATAATTTGTTCAGTTAAATCCGGCCTTGGCTCTTCCTCTTCTGTTTCCGATTCTTCTTTTAATTTGGCCTCCTCTTCTTCCTTTGCCTCTACCTCTTCTTCTCCAGAATCAGCATCTATAACGATTTCGGCCTCTTCCTCTCTTGCGGATGCCTCGGGATCGGTATTATCCTTTGGTTCAATATCAGATACAATCTTTTCAATTAATGCTTCCCGCTCTTCCGGTGGTGTTAAATTATTTTTTTTCTCTTCCGACATATTTTCAGCCTCCTATAGATTCTAATGTTTGTCTTCCTGTTATAAGTATTTCCTGTAACCAGCTTAATGCTCCCTCGGCTATATAAATTTGGTTTTGCAATTCTCTTATCTTTTTTGTATTTTCCGGGTCAACTGTTCGCAATTCCGTTAGCGCATCATCGCAGACTTGTTGCGCCTTGGCTACTACATATTGCCCTAAATCAGACTTGAAAAAACTGTCTGCATCATCGCCTATCAATATTTCCATCTGCTGTAGCTTGTTAATTTCCACCCTTAAACCTCCCCTGAAACCGGGTTCAGCAGGTCTAACTGTTTCATCGCTAAATCAGTTTCAAGTTTTGCGTTCATCCGCCTGTCTTGCCCTTCTTCTTTCATCTGCTCAACATCTGCTTTCAACTGCTGTTCGCTTTGTTTTTCTTGTAACTGATTTTGCAACTCTTCAATAGCCAGTTGCATCTGTTGTATCATTTCGGCCATCTGCATCTTTTCGGTATCCTGCTCCTGCCCTTCCTGTTGCTGTAAAAAAAATCTTTGGCCGTCCTTATATCCTATTCTGCCAAAAATTTCTTTAGCAATTTCCTTTATATTGAATAAACCCGGTGGTGAATTTTGCAATACCTCGCTGATAGTTCGAACGCCTAACATGAAATTGGTTATTTTCAGCATCGGATCTGTAGCGGACATCCCTACATTGACAGTTGTTGTTAATTCCTGCGTCAACAACTCGTCTGTAACTTCATTAATACCATATCGCTGAAACAACTGCGCTTTCCCTGCAGCTAAAGAAAGAACAACCATGTCTGATTCATATTTCTGTTCAAGTTTCATTAACTGACGCATAACCGGCTCAACCCATGTCTCAGAAAATGTCTTGATAATATATTCTACAAGGCTGTTAGACGCTCCCTGCAACATTGACATGCCGCCTACAGTTTCGTTAAGCTTTCTGTTTGACTGCACGGTGGACGCTGAAAATGTCCCGACAACATCGTCATAATCAACGTTCAACCTGTCCTGTTCATTATAAGACGACCCTGTAACATCTTGGAAATCAACTGTTTTCACATCTGCATTCACATCTGACATTAACGTAACACTACCGGCAACATTGCGGACAAGCGACCTTAAATCAACCTGACTGCCCCGTCTTGCAAAATATCGTTTGTTCAATACTAATTTGATGTTATCAAGACGCTGATTTGCAACCTCGTTGATTTCTTTTTGAATATTTTCTCCTAATTGCGTTACTCCGGCCGGATAAATTTTATGTGTTTCTAAGACCGCGCAACCTATTACAAACGGTCGTTCTCCTGTGAGATACATCTGCTTAATAGGAACTGGGTCTGTAAGTAAAAATTTTGTGCCAAGCGTATAAAAAACAACATCCTGTACACTGTTGATTCGCATAAAATTTTGATGAACCCAGGCGATGTCGTAATCGCTTAAACTTTCTGGGCTTTCCTGCGTATATTTGTCCTCCCTATTCCCTTCCCTTGTCATCTGCGTACTGTCAAACCGTACCGGGCTGGCCGATTTCAATTCACCATCATCCAGTTTTTTCCATTTCGGCTCTCCGGTTTTCGGGTCTTTCTGCCGCATTTTCGCTTTGATATCAAGGATATACATGGGGATCATACGGATTAAGTACGGGCTTGAATTAACCGGATCAGTCCATTTCGCGCTCGGTGATATCCGTATATTTTCAACAGGGAGTAATTCAATAACCGGCTCATCCCGGATAACCTTACCGTCCTGATCTTCTTCGTATTCCCATGCTTGATATGATGTAACAACCCCCGTGACCTCTGCATCCTGAAATCCGCCCAAACATATCTGGAACCACGGTATTGTTTTTTTGAGGCGATAAGAGACAACCTCTTGCAGCACGTCTGCAGAAGCTTGTTGATATTCATTGTTCGGATCTTGAGGCTCAATGTTCACGATATCCTGATTTGCAAAAAAAGCTACAGAAGCCGCAGCCTCATTACTCCTTACAGCCGCCCGAGTTTTCGGCCTGAATATTTTTGATCTATATTTGTATGACGCTTTCTGGTACTTGCTTCCGGTATGATGTTTGGACTGAAAATGCCGGATATTGTTTTCCCACTGTCGCCTGTAATTATTATCTACGAACGTTGTAGACTGATCATACGCCTGTTTTGCCTTTGTCAGCCATATATTTTTTTGAGCGTCCGACATAATCTTAATTAATACCTTCTATAATTCCCGGAAAAACATTATCCCAGGGACGTGTTCTACTCATTTTCGCACGTTCAAGCATCTCCCCTCCTGCCATTACGACACATTTTAGGTTCGGGTCTTCATATATACGCTTTATTTTCAAAACATATCCATATTTGCCCGAT